CCCCACAACAAAGGCACTTAACCTCTCTTAAGCACAATACCGCCAGCGTGATATATCTCTCTGGCGGTTTTTTTGTCTAAAACTACAATCCCTTCCTCTTCCAGTCTTTGCGTAAGATAGTATCTATAATTAGGCGTCTTTTTGATTATTTTCAGGCAATCTAGATACCGAATGCAATGACTAATAGCAGTCCACGAAGCACACCCATCTCTAAGTAACTGTTTATTTCTTGTGCCGCTATTAAGAAGTTTGTTAGCTTCCATGTCTCCCATGAATAGCTCTTTTATTTTACGCGCTGTAGCAGACCACGGATCTTCAAGAGCTCCACTCATCTGTTGTCCATGGTGTGCCTCAAATTCTGCTATAAGACTAGCTTCAGCAATAGACATGTGTTCAGCAGTGATAACAGGACTGACAGGATTATCGCATATCGCAAGACGGGCTGCATAAGCGGGTACCCGTTGGCCGAGACGGCCATAAAAGGTTGACTTAAAATGGTTGTCAGCTTTGGCTGCTTCATTTTCAATTGCCCTCCATTCTTCTAGTTTGTATTGGTTTAATGACGGATCTTTGTAGTCTATCTTGACCCATAAATCAGGACTCATCGGTTCTTCAATATTTTTACGTCTCTCATCACTAGCCATTTTGTAAATCGAGAGAATGAGAGACTTGATGTTAGCAGGAAGGGCAGAAAGTTGGGCGTGATTAAACGGCCCTTTGATAGGATCAATAATAACATGGGACCGTCGACCAGCAACTCCTGATACAGACGTAGCATTAACCACATCAGCCTCATTTTGGATTTGGGCAACACTCTCTCTAATTGTAGTAACAGACGGACTGAATAAAGCCGGTATCTTATCATTTTGACCTCCTGACGACACGTAGCCTTGACTACCAGACTCAGTAGCCAATTCTAATTCATACAGCAGCACGCGTGTCATATCACCTGCCATACTCTTGTCTCCCTGTCCACTCTCAGTACGCACAGATAACAACGAGCCAGACTCTTGCAATTCTTTAACTAAATTCTTGGAGCTTGTGTAGAAATGAGAGCCTATGAACTGAGAAGCAGCGGCACCCAACATAAAATTATTAAGAGCCCAAGTACAAAACTTCTTAACATTCGATTTTCCGATAGTAGAACGACCAGTAATAAGAGTTGTGAGAACAATACCGCTGCCTGTGGGTAAATCATAAACTCTTCCTCCTAAAGTGGAAATTAATGCATGAGCTGCAGTTACTGCTATTTGCCTATTAGGATATAGCATCCAGTCCATGCATGCTTTAATTAAATGCTCCATTACTCCGCCTTGGTCAGGATACCGCGTATACACACGACCATCTTTGCTAGACACAATTTTCCACAGATCAGGTTCAGTCGATTCTACTGTTGCCTTTACAACTGCTGAGTCTACTAGTGCGTCTATCTTATTAAAGTTTTCAGCTTGTCGGGTGTCGTTTAAGTCGTAGCCCGCCATCAATCCTCGTAACGTAGCTTTAACTGTTGCGGGTGCTACACCATCGTTGATCATACCGTGTGCGTAATTTCGAGTAGCTTCATGTAGACCTGTGTCTGAAATTCCAGCCCGTATAATCTCTATCATATCGTCTATTGTATTTTGCCCAGCAATTCCTCTATTACTTGTTGTTTTACCTTCGGGTAGGCCTTCAACAGCTATGAAGTCTCTACCCTCATGATAGTCGTAATATTCAAACATACTATCATCGGGATCATCACGAGTTGGCAAAAACCAAGGAACAGACCAAGTTTTAGACTCAGTAGACATTGCTAACTCATCACAACCATTGGCTTTTAACTGTCTATATAAATAATCTACTGAGGCATTTAGTTGACCCATACTAGACATAGCACAAGGTATTAAAATACGAAACCTATTTTTTGTGCCAGGTATATGTGAATGAGTCGTGTAAACTACGTGGTTGTATCCGAGTTTAATAAGAGATTTGTGAGCAACACTTGGAGGAACGCAGCTGTTTGGGTCATCAACTGAGTTGTCGCCATCAAAGGGCAGCAACCAAGCTGAGACTTGAGATCTGTTGTTTCTATGATAGTGATCTTTTGATAAGTAAGATTTATTACTGAATCTGTCGCTTCCAGGTGTAGTATTGTAGGCGTTTCCGATTGTAACATAATCTTCAACCTTATCTCCTTGTTTGCAAGTTTTTAAATACTTTTCACAGAACTGATGGAATGATTCGACTTGTACTTTTTTTAGCTCTGCAGTAGGAGTGCCTTTAAAAGATCGCCCGAAGAATGTAGTAATCATATTAGCTCCCAAGTTTTGTTGGGCTTTTGGACCGGCCCTGACTTGGGAGGCAAGTACCGATCCAAAAGCATTAACCATGGTACATTTATTAATATATCACATGTAGTTGCATGTGTAAAGGACTTTTTTACGTGTGCAATGCAACTTTGCATAGAAACTTTATTTCAAAAAAGTAAAATAGTCCTTTACTTATGCAACTCACTATGATATATTATTTTTATGGTTTTAAATAATCTTACTTGGGAAAGGAGAAACTAATGGCAAGGACAATGAAAGAAGTTGTTGCTGAGTACAACAGATTAGCGCCAGCAAACGGCCTTCCTGAAAAGACTCGTTTTAAGTCTATTGTGATAGGCGAAAATGCAATATTAGACTTAAAACAGCCTGTGCCCGAATCTCTTGACACATCTCTTACTACTAAAGATATGACGTCTAGAATTCGTAGCGCTCCAGTCCAGGACCCTGTTTATCCGTGCACTCGTGTTGACGCAATAAGAAAAGGATATGTGCTGTATTGGACGGGTAAACAATGCTCATCAGGTCATGAAGCGCCTCGTTATACAAAGACTGGTGCGTGTAGAAAATGTTATCAAATGTTTAGAAGCGAAGAAATATCTCAGTCTGAGATAGACAAGGACAAATTTGCTAGAAAAAAGAGAGGAGACAAAAATGTCAATTGATTCAGCAATGTTTAACGACTGGCTTGATTTAAGCCAAGATTTAAAATATATCAAAGAAAAAGAAATGAGGCTACGAAAAGAAATTGCAGCTGATATTTTAGAAGGTCTCGTGCCTCCTTGCAAGAAGAAACTTGATATTGACGGAGTCAGTATTCAAGTTGACAACGGTGTATCTCATAATGTAGATAGAGAAGTAGTCAACGCTATCTTTGCTGATCTATCTGCTGCTGACAAAGAAGCGCTCAAGTTTACACCGGAGTTAAAGCTTCGAGAGTACAAAAAACTGCCTAAGGAAAGTTTGTTGCATGAAGCAATAACAAAGAAACCTTCGGCGCCAACAATAAAGGTGATATAATGGCAATTAAGATCAGTTCAACTAAGGACTTTGGATTTGACGGGGTTAAGATCCTTGTCCACAGTCCCGCAGGCATCGGCAAAACAACGCTTGCTATGACAGGTGACGAGCCCGTAATAATTTCTGCTGAAGCGGGTCTCATGTCTCTTGCTGATTACGACGTACCGGCAATTGAAGTAACAACAATCGAGCAA